AGTCGAGCAGCGCAAGAAAGACTTCGAGGCATACGCCATTCAGAGGAAAGACCCATGGGGCGAGGACGAGGACTCTCGGCTGAAGATGCTGCTCAGTAAGCACAGGTACTCATGGGCGGAAATTTCCGAGATGATGCATCGCTCTCACGGTGCGATTGCGCGCCGCTGCCGTGACCTCGGCATCAAGGATCGCCCTGTTGCGATGGAACTGACCGGCAAGCGCGGTACATGGAGCAGCGAGGATTTTGAGATACTGGCTGATGGCATTCGCCACGGCGACAGCTGCCATAGGTAAGGCGGTCGGCCGCTCTGAAAAATGCGTTCGTTCCAAGGTCTACAACGACTATTTGACCGAGAACGCCGATAAGGTGCGAGAAATGCTCGGTGACGGAGCATGGGGAACCGGCACACCGGAGATGGATGTTCGTCACGGCTTCTACATCTCCCGCACTCGTCAGCAGGTCAGGCGTGATTTATCCGTGCTGGATGCATTGCTTCGCAAGCGCATGAACGATCTTGGCTATGACCCCTACTGGCAACGGTTTATGTGCATGAACTGGGACGATGTCGGCGGATGCTCCGCAGGGTGTACGGACTGCGACAGCTGCACAGCGTTCCGGCGCATTCAGCCTCAGTATTGCGCACGGTGCGGCGGCACCTTCTACGAGCGCAAGGAAAACCGTTTTTGCGCGGCCTGCCGCACCGCAAGGAAGAAACAGGCCCAGCGGCATTGGTGCCGCGTGAACGGCATGAGCCGAAAATAATAAACAGTCCCAGCCGAGGGGCAAAGCTCGGCACATGAAAGGAGCAATTCATGGCAGAAATCAAGAATATTCCGGTCAGAAAATTATGGGCGCACCCCGACAACCCACGCAAAGACGTGGGTGACGTGACCGAGCTGGCCGAGAGCATTAAGGTCAACGGCGTACTCCAAAACCTCACCGTTGTTCCGCTGATTGGGGAAATCACAAAGAAGTGGGACGGAGAAAGCTACCGCGTCATCATCGGCCACCGCCGTCTTGCGGCCGCAAAGCTGGCCGGTCTGGAAGAGCTCCCCTGCGTCGTGGTCGAGATGTCGGAGCGGGAGCAGCTGAGTACGATGCTCACGGAGAATATGCAGCGGTCCGATCTGACGGTCTATGAGCAGGCGCAGGGCTTCCAGATGATGCTCAACATGGGTGATTCCGTAGCTGAGATCGCAGAAAAGTCCGGTTTTTCGCAGACCACCATCCGACGCCGCGTGAAGCTGCTCGACCTCGACCGCCAGAAATTTCAGAAAGCCGAAGCTCGTGGCGCAACACTCAATGACTATCTGGAGCTTGACAAACTGGACAGTCCCGAAGACAAGAACAAGGCGCTTGACGCAATCGGCACGGCGAACTTCAACAGCGTTCTGAAAAGCCTGATTTCCGAGCAGGAAATCCAAAAGAAACTTGCTGAATGGACTGAAATTGCAGACAAGTTTGCATATCAGATTGAAAGAAGCGGCGAATTCAACGGTACGACGGTCAATATGGTCTACCACGCCGGCTACAGCCGCTGGGATTTGAAGAAAGAAATGACCATACCAGAAGACGCGAGTGATGTTCGATACTTTTACAGGAAGGATTCTACCGGAATCACACTCTACAGGGAACGCCAGCAATCGCAGCAGCCAGACCCCGAAGCCGAAGCCCGCGAGGAACGGCGCCGCAGAGACGAACAAGCCGAAAATGAATTTGCGGAAGTCGCGGAGGCCCATTTTGAACTGCGCAAGGATTTCATCAAAGAGCTTCCGAACAGCGTATTCAAACAGCACATGAAGGAAATCTCTTTGTTCTGCGTGGCAACAACAGAGTCAATCGATGGTGACTACTGCAATTCCATCAACCCTCGGTTCTGCGCCCAGCTCCTCGGCATGAGACTTTCGCCAGACGATGAAAACGAAGATTTTTGCGACATGGGCTTTGTCCGCAGCGCGGCGGAAGCCCAGCCGGAAAAGCTGATTTTCTGCTGCTGCTATTCTGCCCTCGATGACGAAGACATGAGCTACTACCGGCGCGTGTGGAACATGAACCACTACGAATATGAGCTTTGCGAAAATTCGGACTTGGACCACATTTACGAAATCCTTGAAACACTCGGCTATGAAAAGTCGGACGATGAAGAAGAAATGGCAGAAGGTACGCACCGGCTCTTTGCTATATACGGTGCTGCGGAGGATTCCGACGATGACCGTGAGGACGCAGAATGAGTATGGAGGGAATAAAGATGTCAGCTTGTAAAGCGTGCATGGCGGCTATCATCTGGATTAAGACACCAGCCGGGAAATCCATCCCCTGTGATGCTACCCCGCGCTACTACATCGAAAAGCCGCGCGTCGGCAGTAAGAAAATTGTCACTTGGAACGGGCAAGTGCTTTCGTGCGAATACACGGAAGACCCAGCCAAAGCAACCGGCGTGGGCTATGTGCCGCATTGGGCAACCTGCCCCCATGCCGATCGATTCAAAACAGGAGGACGCAAATGAAAGAAATGGTATATATCAGCGACCCTAATGCGGATCGTGAGATTCTGGACGAAGGGTATGTCCACGGGTATCATTACTGCATTGTTTCCCTCGGTTCTCACCCGTGCGCCTATGTCGAGATTCCCAAAGACCACCCGTACTACGGGCTTAACTATGAAGAGATCAAGGTTAGCTGCCACGGCGGCTTGACGTATTCCGAGAAAGGCATCGGTCCTCTGTTTCCGGATGCGTTCTGGATTGGCTGGGACTATATGCACTTCGGTGATCGTATTGAAATGCCGAGCTACGGTGCCCGAGGAAAGACATGGACAACGCGCGAGATACTGACAGAAGTTGAAAACGTGGTGTATCAGCTCTCGGGGATTGGAGGAAAAGGAGGATAAGAAGGATGGATAAGCTCACATGGTACGACAATGACGGGCGGATTATGTGCCGCCGCGGATATGAGGTTGCGTTGGCTCGTCTGGCTTCTTACGAAGCTACGGGGCTGACACCGGAGCAGGTGGTGAACGCCAAGACCATTATAGAATCCGCTTTCGCGGATGATACGTCGAAAGCAGAGCGAATCAGAAAGCTAGTGGCGGCTGATGATGAGGGGCGTGTGGCGATTCTTCCCTGCCGGGGCGATGCAGACATTGTCCTCATGCGAAACGGCATCGCTTTCAAGCCAGACCACTGGAACATTCATCTGACCGCGTTTGCAGAAAATCAGCCGACACCGAGCGGAAAGAAGGTTGCCCTGTTCGATCTTAGAGAAGTTCCGGAATCAATGGAGGGCAGCACAGATGTCTAAGCCGAAAAAGCTGGGTATGCCAGCCACCTATACCTCGAACGCCAGAGCTGATTTCCTGCGCCGCCCAAAATCGGCGGAACGTCGGAAATGGACTGTAGCAAGCGATGATCGGCTGGAACGTATGGAGCAGAAACGTATTGAACGCAAAAAGGAGGGATGCGAGCATGGTTGAAGCCCACTGGATGCAGCTTTTGCGTCTTCTCTTGCTCGGATTCTATCTTGGTTGGATTGTCTGCGGCTTCTACCGCGATGGGAGGGGAAAGTGATGAACGAAAGGCAAATCCTCGGTAGAGCAGTTTCCTTCTACGGCAGCGAGATTCAGCGCGTCGTTGCAATCGAAGAACTGAGCGAACTGCAAAAAGAGCTGTGTAAAAGTCTTAGATCGGGGGCCGACAGACCGCACATTGCCGAAGAAATTGCAGACGTACAGATCATGTTGGAGCAGATGATGATGCTCTATGAATGCCACGAAGACGTTGCGATTTGGCGGAGTAAAAAGGTCGAGCGTCTGTATGAGCGGCTAATCCGCGACGGTGGAATGCGAGGTGCAGAATGCCAAGAACCGATGAATTGACCTGCCGATTTTGCGGCGCGGACAGCCGCTGCAAAGTCGAGGAAGTATATCTGCGTCCAAGAACACCGCCCATGTTTTGCGTCAGGTGTTATAATTGCGGTAGAGCGGGCAAGCCGAAAGGCACGAAGAAGACCGCGATCCGTGCGTGGAAGAAGACGAAATAACGATGGAAAGGGGCGGCACACATGACTCTGGCGGAACTGAATGGACACCTTGATCTTGTCCAGCAGCTTCAGAAAACAGAAGAATTGATTCAGGGCTTGTGGAATGCTGCCGTTCCCGGGGCGCAGAAGCTGGATGGAATGCCGCACGCCTCCGGCGTCAATGACAAGGTCGGCGTCCTCGGCGCGGAGATTGCGGACATGGAGACGCAGCGCGACGCGCTGAAAGAACAGATTGCCAGAAGTGAGGAAACGATCGCTGTCTGGATCGCCGGAATCGAGGACAACACAACGCGCCTTGTATTCCGGCTGCGTTTCATCCAAGGTATGCCGTGGAAGGTAGTTGCAAGTGTGCTTGGTGGGCGAAATTCCGAGGATGGCGTCAAGTCCATATGTTATCGCTTCCTCGGAACTTGCCCCGCCATGACGCGCGCTGACGCGCTGTGACGCTTGCAATCACCCCTAAGATGTGATTTCATGTAAACTGTAAAATTCCAAATCAAGCCGGGCGGCGCTCCTGATCGGGGCGCTGCTCATTTTATTCGGAAGGAGGACTTGCCTCCACGATGCTCCTTGCGTGGAGGATGGCTCGGACCTGCGGCGTATCGCCAACGCTGCCGGCTGCGGGTACATCGAAAAAAGGAGGAAACCCTATGTTGCTCACATGAGCGGCGCGGGGTCAGCAGCAATGATCTACTTGCAAAACAACGTATTCGATGAAGCATTGGAACGGCTGCGGATGATCTTCGACGGCCACGACGATGTGATCGTCAGCATGTCCGGCGGCAAGGACAGTACAGTTCTTTTCCGCATGGCGCTTATGGTTGCGCAGGAGCGCGGGCGTCTGCCGCTCAAGGTATTCTGGCTCGATCAGGAAGCTGAGTGGCAAGCGACGGTGGACTATATGCAGCACATCATGGAGCTGCCCGAAGTCACGCCGTACTGGTATCAGATCCCCTTTGAATTCACAAACACGCTCTCCCCAGAGAAGAATTTCATCAGTGTTTGGAATCCGGAGGACAAAGCGATCTGGATTCACCCGCAGCACCCGCTCTCCATCAAGGAAAACCCCAGCAGCGAAAACCGATTCCATGAGCTTGTCAACGTCCTCCCGTCCTACTGCACCGATTCTGAGAATTGTGCCGTGCTGGTGGGAATGCGCATGACGGAAAGCCTGAACCGGCGCGTTGCTATCACGCAGCATGAAGCCCGATACAAAGGCGTGACGTGGTGCAAGAAGAAAGTTGGCAGGTGTCAGGTGTTCTGGCCGATCTACGATTTCACCAACGATGACATCTGGACAGCCATTGCCAAGAATCACTGGGCGTATAATCGCGTCTACGATCTGCAATACCAGTGGGGCTTGGCCAAGGAGGCCATGCGCGTCTCAGCGCTCATCCACGAAACCGCCTGGCACTCGATTGAAATGCTGCAGGAGTTTGAGCCGGACACCTACAACAAATTCATCCGTCGCGTATCTGGCGTCGGCACGTTCGCCCATACCTTCGACAGCGGCGACATTATTCCGCGCCAGCTCCCGTTTGCGTTCAAGTCGTGGCAGGAATACCGCGACTATCTGCTTGTCAATATCGTGAAGCCCGAATACCACGAGCTGTTCCGAAACCGCTGGAAGAATCAGACCGGAGACGAATGGTATCGTGTCCATGTCAAAGAGATCGTCCTGAATGATATTGATGGCACGAACAACGCAAATGCCCGCTCCCGTTTCCGCATCCGGGAAAAGGCTCCCACCTATCGCAAACGCGACGCCGCGCAGTTTGAGCAATATATGGGCAGCAAGAAATGATTTCAGATCAGCCCATTCATCAGGTCGAGTGGATACCCATTGAAAAGGTCCACGCAAATGACTACAACCCCAACAGTGTCGCCACGCAGGAGATGAAGCTGCTTTATCGCTCCGTCAAAGCGGACGGCTACACGCAGCCCGTCGTTACCATCTACGACGAAAAGAAAGACCGGTATGTTATCGTCGACGGCTTCCACCGATACAGCATCATGCGCAGATTCAAAGACATCTACGCTTCATGCGAGGGGAAGCTGCCCTGTGTTGTGCTTCATGGCAAGACCATGAATGATCTCATGGCCTCGACCGTTCGGCACAACCGCGCCAGAGGCAAGCACTCCATTAACGGTATGTCCAATATCGTCATGGAAATGCTGATGAACGGCGCGACCGATCTGCAGGTCTGCAATGAGCTTGGCCTAGAACCGGAAGAACTGGTGCGCCTCAAGCACATCACCGGATATGCGAAGCTCTACGAAAACAATTCATTCACACGCGCTGCGATCTCCGAGAATCAGGCGCGTCAGCTTCAGAAGTATCGAAAGGAGGCTGGCACTGATGGAGATTGTTAATCAGATCGTGATGAAGAAGATCTCCGAGGTCAAGCCCTATGTCCGCAATCCTCGGAAGAACGATAAGACCGTCAACCTGCTTGTCGAGATCATCCCGAAGGTTGGCTTCAATGTGCCGCTGGTCATTGACCGCAACGGCATCATCGTCAAAGGCCACGCCCGTTATGCCGCTGCCATTCGGCTCGGCATGGAGGAAGTACCCTGCGTCGTAACAGACGCCGACGAAGAAACGATCAAGCTCGACCGTCTGGCCGACAACCGCATTTCTGAATTCTCCGAGTGGATCAACGATGAGCTGCTCCACGAGATTGATATGCTCAACCTTGACTTCGACTTCGATCTTGAATCCCTCGGCTTCCCAGCTCCCAGCGACGATTTTGACGCCGACGCTCTTTTTGATGATGGGGTGGTCGGTGAATCCGAAGAAGACCGTCGCGCCAGATACCAAGCCTATCTGGATAACGCCGCAAAGGAAGAAGCACAGAATGTTGCAATCACCACGCAGGAGCAGGTAGACCGCGCCAAAGCATCCGCTCTGAGCGTGGCCGAGAAGCCGCCCAAGTATGCCAAGGTTGTTTGTGAGCATTGCGGCCACGTCATGTTCATCAAGGAGGGCGATGCAGTTTTCTCCACCGAACAATCGTAGCCCCCGGTAATTATTCGTAAGGGCTGGGTGGGTATGCAGCCAATCCCCTGTCAAATCCGTACAGATGTGAGGCGATAAACGATGCAAGAACAAGAGAAGATTCCTGTCTGGGTGCAGATCGTCAATGGAAAGACGGTGTGCATCTGCCATCGAGGGCGCAAAGGCTGCAAGAAGCCCTGCGAGAAGGACGTTGTCACGCGCGATAAGCTTGCTGGGTGGCAGGGTATCATGCGTCGTGATCGATTCGGCCGCTGAAAAGGTACTGTCGGGAGGGGGCGGCATCTGTTGCGGGCTCGACGACCCCATTTTTCGCCTAGTTAGTTCTACGTTTTTTTGGTAATTTCGTTACGATTACCGCTGGAATGTGCGCAGGCATCGACGCAGATACCGCGCATTTTTCATACCACAGCGCGGGTGAGGCATACCGCGCTGACCTCCTAAGTTCATATGACCACATCGGGGTAAGGGTCACGCCCGTGCAGCACGGGTGCAGCGGTGCAATTCCGCTGAGCCCCCTCGAAAAAAGCGAAAGGAGCTTGCTATATGGCTGAAACGAGACTCAAGATTGATGCTGAGGCGGAAGTCAGCACGACAGAGCTTGCCGCGATCTTCGGCGTGACAGCACGCCGGGTGCAGCAGATGGCGCAGGACGGCACGATTATTCCCGTCAGGCGCGGCTACTTCCAGCTCGGCGACGCTGTTCAGCGATATATCAATTTCCTTTCCAAGCCGCAGATCAGCGAAGCCGAGCAGAAGCTGGAAACAGCAAAACGGCAGTCTGAAGCACAGCTCAAGTTATCCAAAGCCCAGCTTGCAAAAATGGAGGTCGAGGAGCTGAAAGGAAAGCTGCACCGCTCGGAAGATGTGGAGGGCTTCACAGAAGACCTGATCTACACCATCCGCGGCGCGCTGCTGTCGCTTCCGGGACGGCTGTCCGTTGACGTCACCGCCGCGCAAAGCCCCGCCGAAGCTGCTGAAATCATCCGCAAGGAAGTCCATAAGGTCATGCGCGAGCTGGCTGCGTATCACTACGACCCTGAGAAATACGCCGAGAAAGTAAACGAGCGGCGCGACTGGAGCAATGCGGGGCGCAGCTATGACGAAGAATGAGGCAGCGGCCGATGCGCTGAAAAAAGCCGAAGCCGAACGCCAAGCCAAACGGCGCGGCGCGGCACGTCTGAACAAGGCCATGCGCAAGGCGCTGGCCGGTATGACGCCGCCAGACGATCTCACGGTATCCCAGTGGGCAGAAGCCAAGCGCCGCCTTTCAGCTGAAAGCGCAGCCGAACCCGGACCTTGGCGCACAGAGCGCACGCCTTATCTGCGCGAGCCGATGGACGCTTTTACGGACCCAAAGGTTCGGCACATCGTCATGGTGGCCGCATCGCAGGTCGGCAAGTCCGAGTTTCTGAATAACTGCATCGGCTACATCATTGACGAGGACCCCGGCTCTATTCTGTTCATTCATCCCACAACCATTGACGCGCAGGAGTATTCCAAGCTCCGTATCGCGCCGATGCTGCGCGACAGCCCGGCGCTGCGGCAGAAGATTGCCGCACCGAAAAGCCGCGATTCGCATAACACGATCCTCCAAAAAGCCTATCCGGGCGGCATCCTTACGATGTGCGGCTCGACCGAGGCACACGCGCTGGCATCAAAGCCTATCCGCTATGTGTTCGGCGACGAACGCGACCGATGGGCAACGAGCGCCGGCAATGAGGGCGATCCGTGGGATCTGGCAATGGCCAGGCAGACCACGTTCTATAATGCGAAGGCCGTCGAAGTATCAACTACGACGATCAAAAATGCCAGCGCCATCGAAGCTGCCTACTACACAGGCACGATGGAGCGGTGGAACTCCAAATGCCCGCATTGCGGCGAGTACCACGAAATCCGCTGGTCTGATATTCGCTTTGAGTACGACGAAATCATCGTCTCTCACAAGAAGACCTACAAGGTCAAGAAGGTGTACTACACCTGCCCCGGCTGCGGCTGCATTTCCACGGAAGCGGAGATGAAACGCGCCCCGGCAAAATGGATTGCCGAGAATCCGGAAGCCTACGGCCAAGGAACCCGTTCTTTCTGGCTGAACGCTTTCGTCAGCCAGTGGGCTTCGTGGGAATCTATCGTCCTGAAATATCTCAATGCGCTTGGCAGCACGAAAAAGATGCAGGTCGTTTTCAACACCTGCTTCGGTGAGCCGTGGGAAGACCGCGGCGACATTGAGGATGAGGATTCGCTGCTCGCTCGCCGAGAGGACTACGGCAAGGACAAAAACGGCGAGCCGGTCGAGCTGCCGCCGGGCGTCCTCGTTTTGACGGCTGGCGTTGATACGCAGGATGACCGCATGGAGTATGAGATCGTCGGGCACGGGTTCTTCGGCGAAACATGGGGCATTGAAAAAGGAATCGTCATGGGGCGCCCGGATGATGATGCCACATGGAACAAACTCGATGAAGTTGTGTTCGACCGCGTGATGCGTTTTGAGAACGGCGTCGGCCTGCGGGTGTCTATGTCCTTCGTGGATGAGGGCGGTCACTTCACGCAGAGCGTTCGCGCTCAATGCAACGCCAGAATCAGCAAGAAGGTATTCTGCATCAAAGGTATGCCAGGACAGGATAAGCCCTATATCTCGCCGCCGAAAAAGCAGAAGATCTTCGTCAATCAGATCGCTGTCGGCACCTGCTGGCAATATCAGCTCGGCGTCGATTCCGGAAAGGAAATCATCATGGATAATCTGCGCGTACAGACGCCCGGACAGAAATATTGCCATTTCCCGAAGCGCGACGATTACGGTAGCGCCTATTTTGCGGGCCTGCTGTCGGAAACGAAGGTTTATGATCCGAATAAGAAGCAGCCGTGGTCGTGGAAGAAGATTCCCGGACACGAGCGCAACGAGCCTTTGGACTGCCGCAACTACGCGCTGGCCGCGTTCAAGGCTCTGCCCAAGAATCTTGATGAGATTGACCGCCAGATCAAGGCCGCCTCCGGTGTCCGTGTGCCTGCTCCGCCCTCGGCGAACATCACACCGCCGAAGCGCCGCACGGCGCAGCGCGGCAGGCAGAAATACTACGACGATTGGTAAGGAGCGTGTTTTATGGCAAGCAGAATCATCATTGAGAAGCGGCTTGCGTTCCGCGAAGCGGCGCTTGAAAAGCTCTACGACGCATACACGGCGCTGGTAGACGGCGGCGTAAAATCCTACATGATCGATGACCGGCAGCTCACCCGTTTTGATCTCCCGGCGCTGTCTGAGGAAATTAAGCAGATGGAGAACGAGATCGATCAACTGACCTCGGAGCTGAACGGCAGCAAGCGCCGCAAGGCATTCGGCGTCATCCCCCGCGATTGGTGACCTTTTTCGTGAGGCCACGAAAATGATAAATACAGCAATTCGCCCGGAAGGGCTTTTGCACGGGCGCTCTGGCGGAGTTTTCTCCTTTCGCCGCCAGAGTGTCCGTTTTCTATTTCACAGGAGGCGAAAGCATTGAGCAAGAGAAATCACAGCCGGAGCGCTGCTCCGTATGCCAAGGGCTATAGCGAAGCCGGCGCGAGCGTCACCCGGCGCGCGCTCAAGGGATTTACCCCGGACAGCGGTTCGCCCAACGAGGATATTAACCGCAACAATGCCACGCTGCGCCAGCGGTCGAGAATGCTTTATATGGCGTCGCCCGTAGCCACGAGCGCCATCAACACCAACCGCACAAAGGTTGTCGGCACAGGCTTGACGCTGAAAGCGACCGTCGACCGCGACCTGCTGGGGCTTTCTCCGGAGGCGGCAAAAGAATGGCAGCACAAAGCCGAGATGGAATTTCGGCTCTGGGGCGGTAAAAAGCAGAACTGCGACGCGCTCGGCCTGAACAACTTCATGGCTCTGCAGCAGCTCGCGCTCAAATCGTGGCTCATGTCCGGAGACGTGTTTGTCCTGGTGAAGCGTTACCCGGCGACGCCGCTGAATCCATACTCCATGCGGCTGCACGTCATTGAGGCAGACCGTGTTTCCACGCCTACCGACTTCAGCGGAGGCTATACCTACGGCGGCTTCATGGACGCTGTCGTTCCGGACGGGAGGCCCGGCGCCGGTCACCGCGTTTTCGACGGCGTGGAGGTCGACAAAAACGGCCGCGTCGTTGCCTATTACATCAGTAACACCTATCCGCACCAGATCACGACCGAGAAACAGGAATGGACGCGCGTCCCGGCCTACGGCGAGCGCACCGGCCTGCCGAATATCCTGCACATCATGGACAGCGAGCGTCCCGATCAGTACCGCGGCGTTCCGTATCTGGCACAGGTTATTGAGCCGCTGCTGCAGCTTCGCCGCTACACGGAATCGGAGCTGATGGCGGCGCTGGTGCAGAGCTTCTTTACGGCATGGATTGAAACGGAAACCGATCCGTCCGGTACGCCATTCAATGAAGTCGGCACAGGAGACATTGCCGGCGTTCCGACTGCCAGCCAGGATGGTGCTGGTGCAAGCAATATCTCCGACGATCCCAACGAGTACGAAATGGGGCCGGGTACGGTAACGCACCTTGCTCCCGGCGAGAAAGTCAACTTTGGCAGTCCGAACATCCCGACCGCAGGGTTTGAGACGTTCGTGAAGACAATTTGCCGCTTGGTCGGCTCGGCGCTGGAACTGCCTTATGACGTACTCATCAAGGAATTCAACAGCTCCTACTCTGCAAGCCGCGGTGCGCTGCTGGAAGCATGGGAAGCGTTCAAAATGCGCCGGTCTTGGTTCGTGAACGACTTCTGCCAGCCGATCTACGAGCTGTTCATGGCCGAAGCTGTTGCGCTCGGACGCATCAATGCTCCGGGCTTCCACACAGATCCGCTCTTGCGCGAGGCGTGGTGCGGCGCTCGCTGGATTGGCCCCGTTCAGGGTTCCCTCGACCCGAAGAAGGAGGCCGAGGCCGCTCTGATGCTGACCAACCGCGCCATCAAGACGAACGATCAGGTTACGCGCGAAATGTCTGGCGGCGACTGGGAAGAAAATGTCGATCAGCTTGCGCGTGAAAATGAATTGCTCGCAGCCATCGGGAGCGTACAGCAGCCAGCAGAAAACACACCGCCTGCGAGCGGTGAAGAGTGAAGGAGGAATCGGTCATGAAAATGAAAAATGTGCCGGCTATTTCGATCAGCAAAAAGGTCTATACCATGGCCACTACGGATGAATCTGGCAGCTCGGCCGAGATCACCATGTATGGCGACATCTATGAGCAGCAGCCGACAAACTGGTGGGGCGAACCCATCGAGGGGCAGTACATTCTGCTCAGTGAGTTTTTGGAGGACCTCAAGCAGATTTCTTCCTGCAAGAACATCACAATCCGCATGAACAGCTACGGTGGCGATGCCGGAGCCTCAAATATGATTCATAACCGCCTGCGGGAGCTTTCCCGGAGCGGCGCAAAGCTCACCTGTATTGTGGACGGCGTAGCCATGTCGGGCGGCAGCATCATCATGTGCGCCTGCGATACGGTCAAGGTCAATCCGTCCAGCATCATTATGATTCACAAGTGCTGGCAGTTTCTTTTCGGCGGCTATAACGCCGATGAACTGCGGGAGCAGGCTACGCAGCAGGACGCATGGGATAAGATGCAGTCCGAGGTCTACAAGCGAAAAACCGGGCTTTCTGAAACGGTCATCATGCACATGATGGCAGATACAACCTACATGACAGGTCGTGAGGCCATCGAAAAGGGCTTCGCGGATGAACTGATTGAAGATGCCGAGCCTGTCGGTATCGCCGCCAGTGCGGACGGGCGCAGCCTGTTTGTGCGCGGCAAGCAGTTTCACCTCGCTCCGGGCATGTTTGCTCCGGACAACATTCCTACGGTCGATTCCGAGGCAGCGGCCCCGGTTGAGGCGAATAAAAACAAGCCGGAGAATCCCGGCGAAGAAGGAGGAAACTCTATGACACTGGAAGAGCTCCGGGCAAAATACCCGGACGAAATCGCTCAGGCTGAAGCTGCTGCACGGGCCGCTGTCGATCACACCGAAGCGGTCAATGCGGCGGTTCAGGCTGAACGGGAACGGATGCAGGAAATTGACGAAGTCGCCAGCCTGCTCGATCCTGCCGACGTGCGCGAAGCCAAGTACGGCGAAAAGCCTTGCACCGCCGCCGATCTGGTAATGGCCGACGCGAAGAAGCGCGCCAAGCAGGGCAAGAAATTCCTGTCCGACCTCAAGGACGATGCCGACGAATCCAACGCTGAAGACGTTGGCGCGACACCTCCCCCCGCTGAGGAAGAGAAAGAAGACGATGACGCGAAGAAGACCCCGGAAGCGCGGATGGCTGATGCAAGAGCCAAGGTTTCTGCGCTGTTCGGCAAGAAGGAGGGCTAAGCTATGACGAACCTGAGCAAGAAACTCGGTGAGATGAATTTCGATGGTCTGTTCACGGACGTCGTGCCTGCCGTTCAGGTACGCGGCGGCACCATTCGCAAGCAGACCACTTCTGCTGTCACACTCAAGCGCGGCACGATCCTCGCAAAATCCTACGGCACGGCTGGCGACGGCAAGCTGGTGATCCTCGGCTCCACTGCCGCGACCAATGAAACGCTGACGCCGGATTGCGTACTCTGCGACGATGTTACCGTTGGCACCGACGCCGACGAAAAGGTCGCAGTCTACACGGCCGGCTGCTTCGACCCCGACAAGGTGAGCGTTACCGCCAGCTACAGCATCACCGAAACCGACAAAGACAATCTGCGTATGCGCGGCATCGTCTTCAAGGACGCTGCCGCCGCCAACTAAGGAGGGAGTCAACTATGAGTGCAGAACTGAACTTCTTTGATACCTATGTCCTGATGGCGATTGTCGAGGAAATTGTTCCCCGGCAGACGTTCTTCAAGGATCGCTACTTCCCGACCGGCGATGGCGACATCTTCGCGTCCGACAAGGTGCTGACCGAGTATCGCAAGGGTGACCGCAAGATGGCGGCTTTCGTGTCTTCCCGCGCCGGTGATATTCCGATGGAACGCCGGGGCTTTGAGATCCACGAATACCAGCCCGCGTTCATCGCGCCTTCTCGTCTGCTGACGCAGGACGATCTGCGCAAGCGCGGCTTCGGCGAAGCCATCTATGCCAACAGCACCCCGGCCCAGCGCGCCGCCCGCCTGCAGCGTGACGATCTTTCCGATATGGACATTCGCATCACCCGTCGTGAAGAGTGGATGGCCGTCCAGACCATGATCAACAACTCCTGCACGATGCAGTCGTACATCGACGATAAGACCGAAGGTGAAAAGCTGTATGTGCAGTTTTATGACACAACGAGCGACCACGCCTACACCGTCAGCACCAAGTGGAACGCAACTGACGAAAAGGGTGCGGCGTTCTTCTCCGACGTGAAGAATATGTGCCGCAAGCTGTCCAAGCGTGGCCTCCGGGCAGCAGACCTCGTGATCGGCTCCGACGTTGCAGACGCGATCCTCGCTCTCACGGACGTCAAGTCCCTGCTCGACCGCAACAGCGGCATCATCATCGGCACGATTGATCAGCAGCTCAGCCCCTATGACGGCGTTACCTATATGGGTACGCTGAACTTCGGCGGTTTCCGCCTCAACGTGATTTGCGTGGACGAAACCTATGTCGATGACAGCGGTGCGGAGCAGCGGTACTTCCCCGCGACCTCTGCAATGGTCACAGCTCCCGACTGCGGTCACATGATGTACGGCCAGATCACGCAGATTGATTACGGCTCGACCGACTTCTCCACCTACGTTGCGAAGCGCGTCCCGAAGTTTGTTCTCGACCAGCCCAACGACAGACGCAAGCTGCGCTTGGCTGCCCGTCCGCTGGCTGCGCCGAAAAACTACTGCCCGTACATCTACGCGGCAAACGTCGTGGCCTGATCGGCGCGTGAAAGGAGTACGACATGAAAATTGAAATTATCAGCGGTTCCTACGGCTGGCGTAAGACCAAGGACGCCATGCCGAAGCTCGTTGAGCGCGGCGGCATCTGCGAGGTAGACGAAGCCGAAGCAAGGCGTCTCGTCGCGCTCGGCGTCGCAGCGATCGTCCACGAAGCAGACAAAGCGCCTGTTGCAAGCGGCAGCACGGTCGAAAGCGGCGACACCCCCTGCGCCGATATGCCCAGCGAAGAAAACGGCGCAGAGAGCGGCGCAGAGGCCCATCTCGACGCGGAGCAGCTACAGGAAATGACGGTGGCACAGCTCAAAGAGCTTGCCACCGAGCTTGGCATTGAAACGGCGAAGCTCCGCAAGAAAGATGACCTGATTGCGGCAATCGTCGCCGTGCCCGTCGAGCCGGGCGAGGAAATCAGTGAGGATGATCTTCCTGATCTGAGCGCCGCCGCGCCGGTGGTATGAGCAAATTCAAGGACATGGTCGCGCGTGACAATGCGCGGACCTTTATGAACCTCGACGAGTTTGCAGAGAAACGGATCGTGGTCTACGACGGCGTGACATACGACGGCGAGGATCACGCTGGCATTCCGGTTGTGCTGTCCGGGCTGAAAGAGAAAGACCGCCGCCAGCTTATGAGCGATCATATTCAGGGGCTGTTCCTCGTTTCGTCCGTGCTGCATTGCAGGATTCTGGATCTCGGCGGCAACCAACCGGAAAAAGGGACGCGCATGGAGATCAGCGATCCCGATGACGCTACCTTCTTCCGACGCTTCTACGTCGCCTCGTCGGTCTGCGAGCTGGGCCTGCTTCGCGTAGAACTGGAGGCGTTCAACGAATGAGCAGCTTCTACGTCGAATGCATCGGCGCTGAGAAATTCCAGAACGCAGAGCAGATGCTTGCTGATGTGCCGGGCGGCATGGAACGTGCGCTGAAATCCGCGACAAAACGTGCCGTATCGTTCCTGCGAACGCAAAGCACGAAAGAAATCCGGCAGCGGTATGACATCTCGCGGAAGAATATCCGCGCCGAACAGAATATCCGCGTCAATTACCGCTATTTCAACGGTGTTGAAGCGCGTGTCTCGTTCCGCGGCAACAAAATTCCACTCTGGCGCTATGGCGGCTCGTCTCCAAAGACGCCGACCGTCAATCCCGACAAGACCATCATGGCCATTGTCGACGGCAATCTTCGCCCGGTTCATCCGGGCATTGCCGCAGCAGGCCATCAGCTCGTTTCAACTTCGCCGACCACGTTCTCCCGCGCGTTCGTTGCACAGATGAAATCCGGGCATATCGGCATTTTCGAGCGGACCGGCGGCAAGACGGCGACTGGCGACGCGGAGATCAAGGAAATCATGGGTTCGTCTGTCCCGCAGATGCTCGGCAACGAAGATGTTCAGGAAAGCCTCGCTGAAAAGACGATGGCAAAAATGGATGAACGTTTAGAGCATGAAGTGAACCGAATCCTTGCAGGATGGGGAGGTTAAATTTTGACACGACTGAATTTACTGGACGCGCTTACGAGCTTCACGAATGAGGTCATGCGCGAAATTCTTCTTCCCGTTCGGCGGCAGAAGGGCGATGAGGAAGAACCTGCCGAGCGCCCGCCGCTGGTCTACCGCCAGCGTCTGCCCGATGTCAAATCCGCGACCTCGAAAGCGCCGTACATTCTGCATCAGATCGTCACTGGCGAAGATGAGCAGAAGCCCGGCGAGCCGACGGACAGCAGCGTTGAGGTCCGCTCTCTTTTCTGCGTGTACGGCGAAGACGATCAGGAAGGTGCGCTGCGGCTGCTTACGACGGTCGAGCATTTCCGTCAAGAGCTTCTGATGCACGGCGTAATTGCCAAGCAGTTTGCGCTGGATCTCTCACAGAAGCTGTCCACACTCTACTACACCGACAACACCGCACCGTACTTCTGCGCGGAGCTGGTGTCGGTCTGGAAAATCCCCAGTGTCAACAGGGAGGCATTTGCATGGTAAAAGCCAAAGGCAAGGCCGGTGCGAAAAGCGCCGGCTTTTGTATGTACATCGGGCCGAGCATCGTCGGCACGATCCAGCAGGCGCGTATTCTGTACGGTGACAAGCAGGACGCGCTCGCGCAGATCTCGGCAGCGGTTGAGAAATATCCGCTGATTGCCACGCTGGTTATCCCCGGCGATCAGGTATCCGAGGCAAGAATCAAAGTCAAAACACCCGGTAATCTGCTCTATGTGAATTATCACAAGCTGGCAGACCGGAGAAAGAAGGAGGAGTAACCATTGAAGCATGGCGTATATGTGCGGGAGCAGAAAACGAGCGTTTCGACGCCCGTTGTCGCTGAATCCGGTGTGCCGTTCGTTGTCGGCACAGCACCGGTTCACTCCGCAGAATCCCCGGCCGCGCTCTTTACCCCGGTGCTTTGCACCGACTGGGAAGACGCGGTAAAGAAGCTGGGCTATTCCGACGACTGGAAGACCTACACGATCTGCGAAGTCATGTACTCGCATTTCAAGCTGTTCCAGCGTCAGCCAATCATCTTCTGCAACGTGCTTGATCCGAGCACCAACAAGGAGGCCGTCGCGGGCGCGGAAGTCACCCTTTCCGGCAAGCAGGCAAAGCTGCCGTTCGACGCGATCCTGTCCAGTCTCGTTGTCAAGACGGCATCTTCGTCCGAATCGCCGCTTGTCAAAGACACGGACTATGCCGCGTACTACTCGGACGGCAACCTTATCGTCGAGACGATCGAGGACGGCGCAGCCAAGGACGCGACCAAACTCTTTATCAGCTACGACAAGGTCAAGACGACTGAAATCGGCGACGATGATATTGTCAAGGGCATCGAGGCGATTGACCTCTGCATGGCAACCGTCAGCATCACGCCCGACCTCATCATCGCGCCCGGCTGGTCTCATACCAGCACGGTGCAGGCCGTCATGGCGGCGAAGGCCGAAGTCATCAACGGCATTCTCGGCGCAAAGTCCATCTGCGATATTGACTGCTCCGCCAGCGGCGCACGCAGCTATGACGCCGTCGCCGCGAAGAAGTCCGCGACGAACCTGATCGACCCGGCTCAGATTGCAGTCTGGCCGCAGGTGAAGCTCGGCAGCAAGCAGTTCCATCTCTCCACCCAGCTCGCGGGCCTGATGGCGAAGGTGGACAGCGGCAACGACGGTGTGCCGTATGAATCGCCCTCTAATAAGGCCCTCCAGTGCGACGGCGCTTGCCTGGAAGACGGCACAGACGTCACCCTCACGCTGGAGCAGGCGAACATTCTGAACGCCAACGGCATTTGCACGGCGCTCAAGTTTATGAATGGCTTCGTGGCGTGGGGCAACTACACCGCGTGCTATCCCAGCAACACCGACATCAAGGACTACTACATTCCGATCAGCAGAATGTTCAAGTGGGTGGGCAACTCTCTCATCAAAACATTCTGGAGCAAGACGGACAGCCCGATGAACCGCCGTCTGCTGGACAACATCAAGGATTCTGCGAATAACTGGCTCGCTGGTCTTGTGGGCAGCGAGTATCTGCTTGGCGCCCGCGTTGAGATCCTCGACTCCGAGAATCCCATGACAGACCTCATGGCCGGTATTGTGAGAATCCACATCTACATGACGCCGCCCAGCCCTGCACAGGAGATCGACTTCGTACTCGAATACGACACCGATTACGTGCAGAGCGCGTTGGCGTGACGAAGGAGGACTGAACAATGGGAATGGTAGATCAGGCCGTAATCAACTTTGCCTGCTACGAAGACGCCAAAGACTTCCTCGGTCTGGCTTCCGTGACGCTGCCCGATGTTGATTTCATTGTTGCGACCGTCTCCGGTGCTGGCATTGCCGGCAACGTGGAGGCGCCGATCATCGGCCATATGAACGCCATGACCGCGCAGCTCAAATTCCGCACCTTCAGCGCTGAGAGCCTGAAGCTGCTGGAGCCGCGCGAACACAACATCGACCTGCGCGCGCCGCAGCAGGTGTACGACCCGATTGCGGGCGTTTACAAGACGCAGTCCGTCAAGCACGTCCTCGTGCTTGTTCCGAAGACGCTGTCGAACGGCAATATCGCCCCGGCGTCTCCCACGGACGGCTCTGGCAGCTACGCCGTGCGCCGCTGGGTGACGTACATCGATGACGCGAAGGTCATGGAGCTTGACCCGTACAACTACATCTGCGAGGTGAACGGTGTCGACTATCTTTCCGACACCCGCAAGGCCCTCGGCAAATCGTAAATCTTTGGGGCGGCGCGCGATGCGTCGCCCCACCACTCTTGAAAGGAGCTATGAATCATGGAAAACAAGAATATTCAGAAAACGACCGCAGAGGAAAGCAGTGACATCTTCGCTGTTGCGGAAGATCAGGATAAGAAAAACGCCGCAATCGACTATGCGGCATTTGTGATGCAGCTTGCAAGGCCGCTCGTTCACGATGAAAAAACCTACACGGAGCTGACCTTCAACTTTGAAGATCTCAGCGGAAATGACTCCCTTGCGATTGAGCGGGAGCTGCAAATGCTCGGGCATACGGTGATCGTTGCGAACTTTGACAGCGAGTACCTTATCCGTGTTTGCGTCAAGGCGTGCACCGAGAAACTTGGTCTTGACGCGCTTGGCAAGCTCAGCATCCGCGATTTCAACCGTCTGCGGAACACCGTAAGAGGTTTTTTATCGCGCAAGGAGTGATCGTCGGAGATGGCGGCGTATGGCTTCGCAGGCAATGCCTCGCCATGGCCCGGACGAACAACACCCCGGTAGATTTCTGGTTATCTCTACGTCTCGGCGAATTTTCGCAATGGGTGAAAGCCTCTAATGCGCTGATTGCCGAGGAAATGGAGAAGCGAAAACAAAAACGCAAGTGAAAGTGAGGCGGAGATATTGGCATCGCGGAAAGAATATGAGATGCTATTTGCGCTTGAAGCGCAGCTTGGCCGCGAGTTTCGCACGACCTTTGCAAAGGCCCGCGGCGAGCTCGGCGACACGGCCGATAGTGCAGAATCTTTCGGCAGCCGCGCGACACAGGCCGTGGACGCGGTGTCGAGCGTTCTTGCTGCGGCTGGTATCTCCGCTGCGCTTAAAGAAATAAAGGAAGGCTTTGACGAGTGTGTGCAGGCGTCGATGGATTTCGAGTCTGCCATCACCGGCGTCGCCAAAACGACAGACCTGACAGACGAAGAACTGGCAGATATGTCGGACGCAATTAAAGCCATGTCCACGGAGATCCCGGCATCTACGACCGAGATCGCCGCCGTCGCTGAAGCTGCTGGCCAGCTTGGCATTCAGAAAGACGCGCTGCTCGATTTTACGCGCGTTATGACAATGCTCGGCACAGCGACGAACATGACAGCCGAAGATGCCGCAACCGCCCTCGCGCGGTTCGCGAACATTACAGGCATGTCCGCAGACAATTATGATCGTCTCGGCGCCGTGATCGTTGATCTTGGCAATAACTTTGCAACGACCGAATCTGAGATCACGCAGATGGGTACGCGCCTTGCCTCTGGCGGCAAGCTGGCCGGATTGACAGAGCCGCAGATCATGGCGCTCGCCGCAGCAATGTCCTCCGTCGGCATCGAGGCCGAAGCTGGCGGTACGGCCATGACGCAGACGCTCAACGCCATCGAAAAGGCTGTTGCAACCGGCGAGGATTCCTTACAGAGCTTCGCAGATGTCGCGGGAATGTCTGCGGATTCGTTCGCAGAAATGTGGAATACGGACGCTCTGGGCGCTCTGACGGCGTTTATCCGCGGACTTGGCAGTCTGGACGAGCAGGGCGAAAGCGCTGTTCTGGTGCTGGAAGACCTCGGCCTTACCGGCATTCGCCAGAGCAATATGCTCAAATCCCTCGCTCTGGCAGCAGACCAGATGGACAGCGCCGTACAGACGGCAAATACCGCGTGGGATGAGAATATCGCTCTGACGAACGAAGCCAACAAGCGATACGCCACCACGCAATCCAAGCTGGATATGATGCAGAACGCCTACAACAACCTCAAGGTTGCCGTAGGCGATGCTTTTACCCCGGCGCTGCGCGATGCCTACGACGCCGGTACGGACGTGCTGAACGTCCTCGGCGAGTTTGTGCAGGAGAATCCTGCGCTCGTCAAGGGTGTTGCAACATTCACGGGCGTAGTCGGCGGTGCAACGGTCGCATTGACGGCATACGCCGCAATCTCCAAAGTCATTAAAGCGCTGGACATTGCCACCACATTCGGTGGAATGGCCGGGCCGATCATGTTGGGTGTGACCGCCGTGGCCGCGCTGGCTGGCGGAATCGTGGCAATGGCTGATGCAGCCGAAGACCGTGCGGCTCCGTCCGTAAAGGAATTGACAGAAGCTGCGCGTGACATGAACGAGGCGCTTACCGACGCAAAGTCTGGCTTCGATGATTCTGTCGGCAGCACAATGGCAACGGCCACAGTTGCGGAGCAGTATATTGACCGGCTGAAAGAGCTGGATTCTGTTGGTGAAAAAACGACTGCCCAGCAGCAGGAATATCACGGAATCCTCATGAAGCTGGTTGAGACCATTCCGGAGCTATCCAGCTATATTGACCTTGAAAACGACTCCATCGACGGCGGCACGGCTGCGCTCAAAGCAAATACGGACGCATGGGTAGAAAATGCCCGCGCACAGGCATACCAAAACGAGCTTTCCGAGATCTATGCGAAGTATGCCGATGTTGAAATCGAGCGGGCAAAGCGCCGGGCAGAGCTGACGGATGCAGAGGAAGCCGCGCATGAAGCTACTCAGGCCTATAATGACGCGCTTGCCAAGCAAAATGCGCTTTACGCCGAAGCGCAGAAAAAGGCTGATGCCTATTACGAAGAAACCGGCGTTCTCCGTGATGCCGAATACTTCCTTGGTGACGAAATCAACGCCGTCAACGATGAGGTCACAGACGCCAACATTGCGTGGATTGAGGCCGCGACGCACGTTACAAACCTGAAAGAAGCGATTGAGGAAGACAACAATGCGCTCAGTGCGGCGGATGAAGAAATTCAGGCCGTAACGGACGCATACGAAAGCCTCACGGAAGCAACGGATGATTCGACCGAAGCAACCGAAAATGCTTCGCGCGGACAGACGGAGCTGAACACCGAGATCAGCAGCGTCAAGGAACGTGTCGAGGCTCTCCGGCAGGCGTATCAGGAAGCCTATAAAGCTGCCGCAGAAAGCGTTCAGGGCCAATATGCACTTTGGCAGCAGGCAGACAGCATCGTTGCGACCTCTGCGTCCAGCATCAACAGTAATCTCCAAGGCCAGATCACGCATTGGCAGACCTACAACGATAATCTGGCCAGCCTGCGTGACAGGGCTGGTGATATTGAGGGCCTGACCGAAATGATCGGTTCTTTCGCAGACGGCAGCTCCGACAGCGTGAATGCGGTTGCCGGCATGGCTGCGGCCAGCGATGAAGAATTGGCCGCGATGGTCGAAAGCTGGAATAAGCTGCGCGAGGAACAGAATAAAGCCGCCGAGGACATCGCAGACTTCCGCACCGGCTTCTCTGAAACTATGGACGCGATCAGTGGAGACCTCGAAGCCACCATTGACGACATGGATCTTGGCACGGAAGCTGCGGAAGCCGGTCGTGCGACCATTCAGGGCTTCATTGATGGTGCAACCGGAATGCTGTCGACCGTGCAGTCGGCGTATTCCCAGCTCGGATACGCCGCCCTCGCTGCTCTCAGCCGAAACGTACAGAACAATAATTCTGTTGCTTCGAGCCGCCGCATGAGCGGGTTCTCCCGATATGCCAGCGGCACAACCTCTGCCGAGGCCGGCCTTGCCCTCGTCGGTGAAGAAGGCCCGGAGTTTGTGATGATGCGCGGCGGCGAAGCGGTCTTGAACGCGGCCGACACACACAGCGCCATCGAAGCTATGACTTCAACTTCGGACAGCTCCGTTCCAGTGCAGGTCAACATCACCGTCGAGGGCGATGTCAACGACGGCGTTATGGAGCGCCTTGAAACCTATGGCGAGGAATTTGCCGCACAGGTACGCGCGGTGATTCGAGAAGACAATATCAACGCGCAACGGGGGGCGTACAGATGAGCAGAATCTACACGACTGTGCAGGGCGATATGTGGGATATGATCGCCTACAAGGAGATGGGCAGCGTCGACTATACCGACGATCTGATGAACGCCAATAGCTCGCTGCTCAGTTATTTCTCCTTTCCCGCAGGCGTCATGCTGACAATCCCTGATGTGGTGGAGCGCCGCGCATCTACGCTGCCGCCGTGGAAGCAGGTGCAGCGATGAGCAGCCGAAATCTCGCGAGACGCACAAAAGCCGAGGTTTCCTTTGGCGGCATCGACATCACAAAATCCATTCAGCCGTATCTTTTGTCGATCTCCTATACGGACAACGAAGAAGACGAAACGGACGATCTGCAAATCAAAATCCAAGACCGCGACGATCTCTGGCTCACGCAGTGGCTCGATGAGATCTCTGAAAAGCTGTCCTGGGCATCGCCCTCCGGTGGCAGCGCATCTGGTGATGCCGTTGTCAGCGAAGCGAACAAATACCTCGGCACGCCGTATGTTTGGGGCGGCAGCAGTCCGAGCGGCTTTGACTGCTCCGGTCTTGTCTACTACGCGCTCAACGAAGCCGGGATCAGCGTTCCCAGAACGACCGCGCAGGGCTACAAGGATATGGCTACACCGGTCAATGAAGCCACAGCGCAGCCCGGCGACCTCATCTTCTTCGGCACGCAGGGCGTTGTTGACCACGTGGGTATCTACATGGGCAATGGGCAAATGGTCAATGCGACCGGTTCGTGCGTCCAGATCACAGACATCAACACCCGCAGAGCCGGGATTATCAGTTGGGGCAGAATTGGCGGCGCCACGCAGAGCGGCTCTGCTGCCTCTGCACAGGCAGGCACGCAAAGCAGCGGCTCAGGATCTTCTACTTCCTCTGGCGAACAGGGTGCATCCTCCGATGGCGGCGGCGCAGAAGAACGGCTCGCCATGGACGTTGTGTTTGTCCGTGAGAACTGGAACAGCGACGGCTCCGACGCGGTGCTGCCGTGCGGAGAATTTGAGCTTGACAACATCTCCTGCAGCGGGCCACCGAACACAGTCTGCATCAAAGGATCTTCGATTCCGTTTTCTTCGCAGCTCCGGCAGACCTGCAAGAGCAAGGCATGGGAAAGCTACACGCTTAGCGGCATTGCGAATGAAATCGCCGGGAGCGGCGGTATGACCTGTATGTATGAATCGGACAGCGACCCATATTATGAGCGCGTCGAGCAGATCGACATGAGCGACATTGAGTTTCTGTCGCAGCTTTGCCATGATGCCGGCATTTCTCTCAAGGCAACAAACCGGATCCTTGTACTGTTCGATCAGCGCAAGTATGAGCAGAAGCCAGAAGTCCGCACCATCAGACGCTATGACCACAGCTATAAGACGTACCAGCTCAGCACCAGCGCAGCCGATGCGCAGTATGCGTCGTGCCGGGTGTCCTACGTCAACCCCGAAACCGGACAGTGTATTGAGGGCATCGCCAAGGTCGAGGGATACACCGAAGACCCGAACAATCAGCAGCTTGAAATCACCGCCAAGGTTGGAACAGTGGACGAAGCGAAGAAGCTTGCAGAAAAGAATCTCCGTCTTCGCAACAAATTCTGCCGCCAGGCACAATTCCTGCTGCCGGGAGATACCGACCTCGTTGCGGGCGTCAATGTCGCGCTCAAAGGCTGGGGCGGCTACGACGGAAAATACATCATCAAGCAGGCTGTCCACAAGCTGGACAGCGGCGGCTATACAACGCAGATCTCGCTGCGCATGGTATTGGAGGGATATTGATGGACGCAGAAAAAGTGTTAAAGCGGCTCGTTCGCGTCGGAACTGTGACGGACATCGACAATGCCAAGCGAAAAGCGCGAGTGAAGTTTCAGGACTGCAATATGACGTCCGGATGGCTCTATGTGCTGGACACGCACCCGCACATTCCAGCTTATGACCCTGCGCAGCAGAAGACAGAGTTGCAGGATGGGCATCAGCACGACCTCACGATCAAGCCGTGGATGCCGCTTGTCAACGACACCGTCCTCACGCTCTATCTGCCTGTGTTCAACGGGGACGGCTTCGTGCTGGGAGGTATCGGATGATTGTAGGAGCACTTGGAGACGTTGTCTTTTCAGTTTCGTCGCGCACGCTGAAAACGATCAGCAATTTCGTATGGTCCGGTTCTGCACGGTACGCCACGCATGATCTCCATGCCGGCAACAGCATTTCGGAATACACCGGCACAGACCTTGCGAAGATCACCTTTGACATTCAGCTTCTTGCTTCCCTCGGCGTTGACCCAATGTCCGAGATTTGGCGGCTGTTCGATCTGGAACGGCAGGGCGTGACGCTGCCGCTTACGATTGGCAATCATGGATACGGCCGCTATCGCTGGACGATCCTGAGCCATAAGACCAAGGCGGAGCATTATGACGGGCATGGAAACATCATCAGTGCGACGCTGAGCATTTCCTTGCAGGAATATCTACGATGAGGGGCGCACACTATGGGCTACAAAATCACCATGTCGGAGATCGGGCCGATCAGCCTGAACGAAACCGACCCTGTAAAATCCATTCTGCAGAACGTGTCCATCATCCTGCGGACGATCAAAGGCTCCTGCCCGATGTATCGCGGCTTCGGTATTGACGCTACCTTGATCGACCGCCCGATTCCTGCGGCAAAGGTGCTGCTTTTCTCTCAAATCCGCGAGGCCATTGAGGAATATGAGCCGCGCGTCCGTGTCAAGAGCGTCGATTTTGATACGCAGGAAGAAATGCAGGGCGTTCTAAGCCCTATCGTGGAGGTGGAAATCGTCGATGAGTCGTAATACCGAATTTCAGTTTGTTTCGACCGACGCTGCGGAAATCACAAATTTTCTGATTACCGTTTATGAGAACCTGACCGGAGTAAGCGTCCGCCCCGCCAGTCCGGAAAAGCTGTTCGCGCAATGGGTAGCCAGCGTCATCATTCAGGAGCGGGTCTACAACAACTACACCGCAAATCAGAATATTCCGAGCCGCGCCGAAGGCAAGAACCTTGACGCGCTGGCAGAACTGTACTATCTGCAGCAGCGCCCACAGGCAAAACCTGCTTACTGCACGGAACGGTTTACGATCTCCGAGGCGCAGACGTTCGCCATCCTCGTCCCCAAGGGGACGCGCGTCACAGACGCCAGCAACACCCTGATCTGGGAAACTGTCGCCGACGCCTACATCAACGCTGGCGATACCTACGTCGACACCGCCATCCGGTGCCAGACGGACGGCACGGTCGGCAACGGCTACGCCGTCGGCCAGCTCAACGTGATTGTTGATGTGTTCGACTACTACACGTCCTGCACCAATATCACGACTTCCGACGACGGTTCGGAGATCGCCAGCGACGAAGAATTCTACGAGCTGATGCGCGAATCCATGTTCGCGTTTTCGACGGCTGGCGCGGTTGGCTCCTACATCTACCACGCGAAATCCGTATCTACGGAGATTGCTGACGTACAGGCCGTTCGCCCGGCTGTCGTAAAGAAAGTGACGCTTGATCTCTATACGAAAGGCGGCGCCAAGTACGCTTTTTGGGGCGGCGACACCATCGACCTGTCCTCTCTGGCGGTCTACGCCAAGGGCAGCAGCACGGCTGCGAGCGCCGACACAGATTATACCGTCACCTACGAAAACGGTCTGCTGCAAGTTGCAATCGCCGCAGACGGCGCGCTGGCAAGCGCGAGCCAGATCGACGTGTCGCTCACCTTTGACGGTGCCGGGCACGTCGATATTTATGTCCTGATGAACGACGGAACGATTGCCACGACGGAGATCAAGAACGCCGTCCTTGCCGCCTGTAACGAAAGCAAGGTGCGGCCGCTGGCCGATTATGTCAGCGTCAAAGACCCCGGCCTCGTTTCGTACAATATCGACTTCACCTACTATGTCCCCACCGACACGACGCTCTCCGGTGCGGCGATTCAGGAAGCCGTAGACGCAGCCGTCGAGGAATACATCGCTTGGCAGTCCGGCAAGCTCGGCCGCGATATTAACCCGGATAAGCTGCGCGACCTCCTGTTCCACACGGGCGTCAAGCGGATCGTGCTGCGCTCCCCGACCTACAAGGTGCTGGAGGGCGGCAAAAACAACGCCGCGCCGCAGATTGCAAAGCTGGGAACGAAAACAATCGTGAACGGAGGCTACGAGGATGAATGAGCAGTACGGCCTCACGGTTGAGAACCTGCTGAACGTCCTCCCCGATGTGCTGCGGCAGGATGAAAAAATGCTCGCGCTCGCAACCGGCGTCGCGGAGATCCTGACGGCGCGGCCGACCGAGATTGAGCAGAATATGCTCTATCAGCACATCGACACTCTGCCAGAAGATCTTCTCGACCAGCTTGCGCACGACTTCGGCGTAAGCTGGTGGGACAACGACTGGGATATTGAGCAGAAGCGCGCCACGTTCCGCGAGTCCTGGCACGTTCGCCGTCACCTCGGCACGAAGTACGCCGTCGAGCTGGCGTTGTCCACTTCGTTCGGCTCCGGTAAGGTGCAGGAATGGTTTGAATATGGCGGCGAGCCGAATCACTATCGCATCTTTGACGTTGACATCAGACAGGTCAACGACAATATCCGCACGTTCCTGCAGATCCTCGAAGTTGTCAGCCGTAAGAGCGCGGTGCTGGACAGTATTCGTGCAATTTCCGTCCGTGAGCTGATTCTGTACTTCGGCGCGGTTATGAGCGTCACGAAGAAATTCAAGCTCACCACGGGCGAGGTCAATACGGACATTGACATCATGGGCGACGAAGCCGGGAACGCCCTGTGCGACTGGGACGGCGGTCTGATTATGATGGATAAGGAGGCAACGGTATGACACACTGGTTGACCCCGGATGGGTACAACGTCATGCTTCGCGGGCTCATGGGCGACGCGATCAAATTCACACGCATCAAATACGGCAACGGTACGCCGGGTGACGGCGCGAACGATCTGAAGAACCCGTTGCTCTCTCTGAAAATTGCTTCTGCGACGCGCAGCGAGAAGTACATCACACTGTCTGTGTCGTTCAAGAATGTCGAGCTGGAGATCACCGGCTTCTGGGCAACCGAAATTGGCATTTACGTCGAGGACCCCGACGATTCCACGAAGGAACTCTGCTATTGCATCTGGGAGGAAACAGAGGTCGAGAAAGCCGACTATATCAACCCCAACGTCGAGCGCCTGCTTGCATCGCAGTACGACTTTGTGGTGTTCGTCAGCGAGGCCGAAAACGTGTCTGCGGCTCTTGGTGAAACGCTGGTCTACGCAACCGTTACGGAACTGAACAATCACAAAAACGACAAGAACAATCCACACAAGGTGACCAAGGAGCAGATCGGGCTTGGAAACGTGGAAAACAAGGCTCTGATCGACCAGACGCCCACCTTTGCGACAGCAAAGGAGCTGTCGGATATTTCATCCGGCGAGAAGATGGGGTCTATCCTCGGAAAGATTGCAAAGGCGCTGTCACTGCTGAAATCGCATCTTTCCGACTACAGCAACCCGCATAAGGTAAAAGCCGCCGATATTGGCGCCGCTGCGTCGACGCACTCGCACAACGCAAATGACATCAACGATGGCACGGTCATTGTGCAGCGCGGTGGTACTGGCCGCAACGAGTGGACGAAGAACTGCATCGTTTTCGCGGACGGTGAGAAATCGCTTGGGCAGGTCTCGGCACCATCGGAGGTTTCGCTTCTGGCGCAGGGGCCTGATTCCGCCCCTGTCTTTATGAAGTTGTCCAGTCTGGCGTTGTTTGTCACCGGCAACACGCCGCCGACGCAGAAGAATCTTTTCTGGATTGATCCGACGCCTGTTACCGGCGGCTTGAAGTATTGGAACGGCACCGACTGGGAGCACGTTCCTGTTGCTTATTCTTGATCTTAGGAGGACTCTCGCATGAAAATTCAGATTGAAGCCGAACTGTCCAATTACATCGAATCCCTGCATTATGACCGTAATTCCATTCAGGAGCTGCTGCTCATGGCGGCAAAGCAGGGCTTGAAGGACACCGACGCATACAACGCATGGATGAAGGACTACCTCGGCAAGAGCAAGGAATATGAGATCGCAAAAGCGACGCTGGAACGTGAGTTTATCATTCCTGCCGTCGGCAATGCAGCGGTTGACTGGGTGCTTGATTTCTCGACCGCCACGGTGACGGTGACGCCGCAGGAGCAGACCGATGACTAGGCCACAGGAAACCTTCACCGATATGCTGGCGCGGCTTTTCCCCATGCCGGGTATCCAGCTTGGCATCAACTCGCCGCACTCCAAGTGCATTACGTTTCAGGTGACGGAAGACTGCAACCTGCGCTGCAGCTACTGCTATCAGGGCTGCAAGACGCACCGGAAGATGTCGCTTGAAACCGCCAAGGCCGCCGTCGATATGCTGCTCGCCGCAGACGAGCGGACAAATCAGTACATCACGTCCACAGAGGTTGCCGGGGTCGTTCTTGACTTTATCGGCGGTGAGCCGCTGCTGGAAGTCGAGCTGATCGACCAGATCCTCGACTACTTCGTGGCGCAGACCTTCCGCCTGCATCATCCATGGGCGACGCGCTGGAAAGCGTCGATGTCCACAAACGGAACGCTGTACTTCCGCCCGGAGGTACAGCGGTTTTTGGATAAGTGGTCAAAGCACCTGTCGCTCTCCATCAGCATTGACGGAGATAAGCAGCTCCACGATTCCTGCCGCGTCTTCCCGGACGGCTCTGGCAGCTATGATCTTGCTATCGCGGCCGCGAAGGATTACATGACCAAGGGAAACGCCCTTGGCTCGAAGATGACGATTGCTCCCGGCAACGTCGATTATCTGTACCACGCAGTAATCGGTCTGCTGGACGCGGGGTATCGGGCGATCAATCTGAACTGCGTTTACGAAAAGGGCTGGACGCTCGACCATGCGGCAACGCTCTACACGCAGCTTAAACAGCTTGCCGATTTTGCTTTGACGCTCGATGAGCAGCCGTATCTGTCAATCTTCAGCGAAAGCATCGGCCATCCGCTTCCGGAGGACGATAATCAGAACTGGTGCGGCGGTACGGGGCTTATGCTGGCGGTTGACTGCGATGGCCTGTTCTTCCCGTGCCTGCGCTACATGGGAACCTCCCTCGGCCATGAGCAGCGGCCCTATACCATCGGCGATCTGGAACACGGCATCAACGTTCTTCCGGAACATCGGGCGCGGGTGGCAGAAATGGCCGCAGTCACGCGGCGCAGCCAGTCCACCGACGAATGCTTTGCGTGCCCGATCGCGTCCGGCTGCTCTTGGTGCAGCGCGTACAACTACCAATGCACAGGGACTCCGGATAAGCGCGTGACGTACATCTGCCCGATGCACAAGGCCCGCGTCCTGGCGAACGCCTACTACTGGAACAATCTGTACCGAAAACGCGGCGACACCGCACGTTACCGGTTGGATATTCCGGACGCATGGGCGCTTGAAATCATCCCCTATGCAGAGCTGTCAATGCTCAAATCAATCTCCAAGGAGGGCTGAGTATGGCATATATCGAGGCCGAACGCTTCGCCGAATTGAAAGCGCGTGTCAAGGCCGAGTGCCTGCGGCGCTGCCATACCGGATCTGTTGCGGAATACGGCGGCGAAAAATATGAATACACGAACAGCCCCACCGAAGATCACACCGTCGACGTGGAGCATTATGAGAAGCTGGCGCTTCCGCTGTCGAAGATCCACAGCGAGAAAGTGCCGAGCCTCGACGGCCGCAGAATCGTGTTTGACGAGGACATCACCGAGTTTGAAGCGGCGTTGACGCTCTTTGAAACACGCCCCATGACGGACAAGACGCGGGGCGACTGCGAAACGTCCTGCACGGGCGCTTGCTACACCGGCTGCTCTGGCGATTGCACTGGCGGCTGCGAAACGACGTGTTCCGGAGAATGTCAAGGATCTTGTACCGGCTGCGGGAGCGGCTGTGCGAACACCTGCGAAGGTTCTTGCTCTGGCGGCTGTTACGGCTGCGGCGGCAACTGCACAGGCGGCTGTTCCGGTTCCTGCGACGGTAGCTGCTCTGGCTGCTCCGGTTCCTGCTCTGGCGGCTGTTCCAGCAGTTGTTCCGGTGGCTGCAAATCGTCCTGCACAGTGACCTGCGGCAACACTGGCTGCGTCGGCTCGTGCCTCGGCCTCTGCTCTGCCGGCTGCACGACTTCGTGCCAGACGTCCTGCGGCTATTGCGGCACAAACTGCACAGCCGTATCGAAGTAAGGAGGTAGCCCTTTGGAAATTGCAAGTAAATACGAAATTGCTGCGGCGAACCTTGCAATCGCTTTACAGACGGACACGGTTTCCGTCGAGCAGCGAAGTGAGCTGCGAGCGGCAATCGGCAGCAGCATCGACAAACTCGTCGACGCGCTCAACATGATTATCGTCTGCTACAACAAGCGAATGTACGCTGGCGAGATCGCGCCCGAAAAAGCCGCAAAGTGCGTCAAGGCAGAATACGCCGCCATCGGCCTTTCCAACGTGGTCGCATACGATTATTTCTCCGCGGCGGTCGGCGCGTTCTTCACGCGCAAAACCCTGATGGCGCTGTCGACCGATGAAAAGCTCGCGTGGGTGAAAACAATCTTCGAGCAGAACGAACGCTGCGGCTGTCAGCGCGTCAAAGACGCTCTGTTCATCTACTGCTTGCGGCTGCTGTCTCACATGGGCATCGTCACGGCGGATCTCTCTTTCACGAACCTTGTCATGCGTGAGATCAACGCCATCACGGAAGACCGAAAGAACGCCGCGATCATGCCGCAGGCGCTCGTCACAGAATTGTAAGGGGTGATCGTATGGCAGTAGAAAACGTAAATTCCAAGCCGATTGCCGCCTCTGCGGCGATTGCCGACTTTATCCTCGCATCGATCGGCGGCAAGGTACGCCGTGTTCCGATCAGCACCCTTGCTGAAACGCTCACCGACGCCGAAGTTGAGCTTATCAGCGCCGCTGCGTCCGCGCTGGTGTCGGCTGCGGGCAGAGCCTGCTATATCGGCGAAAATGAAAACTGGTACGTGTGGGATGGCGCACAGGGCGCATTTGTCGATTCAGGCTATCCATCGCGCGGCACACAGGGCAATCCTGGCGTAATCTTTACGCCACACGTGACCGACGCCGGTATTCTGAGCTGGACGAACGACGGCGGTCTTCCGAATCCGGAGCCCGTGAGCCTGCTCGGACCCGCGGGCGGTGTAACTTCGTTCAATAACCGCTCCGGTGCAGTTGTTCCGAAAAACGGCGACTATACCGCAGAGATGGTCGGAGCGGAAGAAAAAGACGCCGTCAAGAATCACAACGAGTCCGAGACCGCGCACAAAGATCTGTTCAATGCGAAACTGAATAAGGACGGCGACGGCGGCACTCTGAAACCTACCTTCACGCAGTCCGCAACGAGAACGCAGCTTGAATCCGGTCTGGAAATGAAAGTCCTTCTTGGACGCATTATGAAGTGGCTGGCCGACCTCGGCTCTGCGGCGTTCAAAGACAGCGGAAATTTTGAATCCGCAGGTGCAGGTGCCGCAGCGGTTTCCGCGCACAATACCGCCGTGCAGGCCCACGCGGATCTGTTTTCCAAGAAAAGCGGCAAGGCTGTTTCGTTCACGCTGTCGCTGCCGGTCAACGGCTGGGCGGATCTTGCGCAGACGTTGGAAGACGCACGGTTTCTGGAATCCGGTTATGCCTACATTGTAACGCCGGTTTCCGCAAGCCTTACGGCGTGGGGCGACGCTGGCGTGAAAGTGGGAGACATCACCGAGAACGGAAAAATGCCGTTCACCTGCACCGATACGCCGACAAGCGCAATCTCGGTAAACATTTTCAGAGCGGAGGTCGCACAATGAGCAAGGTATTTCAGATGATCGGCGGAAGCGGTGGCGGCATCAAGCTCGCGTCCATCGAGATCACAACGCCGCCTACGAAGACCGCCTACAAGGCTGGTGAGCAGTTCTCGACGGCTGGCATGGTTGTCAAGGCGACGTATTCCAACGGCGCCACGCTGATTGCAACAGGCGTTTCGGTCGAGCCGAGCGGCGGTCTGGAAGCAGGCCGCACCAGCGTCACGATCCGCTACACCGAGGGCGGCGTTTCCTGCACCGCGACGCAGGCCGTCACCGTCACCAAGACGAATGTGACCGTGCCGAGCCAGAGCGGAAGCCTGACCTATTCGGGCGGCTCGCAAAGCCCGGCATGGTACAACTACGATACGACGAAAATGACGCTCGGCGGCACGACCAGCGGCACGAACGCCGGCAATTACAGCGCGAAGTTTACGCTGAAAGACACAGCCCTCTATCAGTGGGCAGACGGCTCGACCGCGCCGAAAACCGTATCGTGGAAGATCGGCAAGGCAGATGGCTCACTGACGCTCAGCAAGACTTCGATCAAGCTGGAAGACGGAAAGCTGACAGATTCTTTCACGGTCACACGGCTTGGCACAGGAACAATCACAGCCGTGTCCAACCGCCCCGATATTGCCAGTGTTTCCATTTCGGGAAATATTGTGACCGTCCACAGCGTCGATGAAAACTCCGGCACGGTTACGATCACGGTTTCCGTTACCAGCGACACAAACTACAACGCGCCGGCAAGCAAGACCTGCACCGTGTCGTGCGTGTTCGTGACAATCTTCGGTGTCTGCTGGACGTACAGCAACTCCTCCCCGGCTCTTTCCCGCCTGACGCCGAGCAACGACCCGAACGGCTATGTCAATGCCGCCGTGTCCTCGGAGCCGAGCGCTGCCATCGGCACAGGCGCTGGCAGCTCTCCATTCGACGCATTCATGCCGTGGCAAGGCATGGAGGAATACAACATCATCAACGGCGCGGTGTCGTACAAAAAGGGACAGTCCGGATTCTCCCGCACGTCCTACGATACGATGGTCTTTATCCCTGAGTTTTACTACAAGATCGTCTATAACAGCAGCCAGAGCAAGATCTATTACTACGTTGCAAACGCGCCGTTCACCGGCTTTTCCAAGCACCCCGGTTCTGGCCGCTATGTTGGTCGCTACAACACGATTGCCAGCTACTACTCTAAGTCTGGCGCGAATCCGTTGACGAACATCACACGCGCCACAGCCCGCACAAACTCCCGGAAAAAGGGCAGCAAGTGGCAGCAGTACGATTATGCGTCGTGGTGCGCGGTCTGGCTGCTCTATCTCGTCGAGTATGCAAACTGGGATAGCCAGAGCAAAATCGGCAACGGTATTGTCGGCAATTCCTCGCTGCAGAAGACGGGTACGACGGACAGCATGACCTACCACACCGGCACGGTCGCTTCCGCCAGGACAGGCTATGGCGGCGTACAGTATCGCGGCATTGAAAACCCGTGGGGCAATGTCTATGACTGGATTGACGGCATCAACTTCAACAACCGCGCGGCTTATATCTGCACCGATCCGTCGAAGTACGCAGACGATACGTCCACCAACTACACGGCGGCTGGGCTCAGCCTGCCAGGCAGTGGCAATATCAAAACGCTCGGAAACTGCACGGCCCTCCCATGGGCATTTATTCCGACGGGAACCGGTGGCAGCGGCACGACCTACGTGCCCGACTACGTGAGCTCGAATTCTGGCTGGTGTGTTCTCTGCGTCGGTGGCTTCTGCAGGTATGATGCTGCGTCCTGCGGCCTGTTCTTTTTCCATGGCGCCTGCAATTCGTCCAGCGCGGGCTCGGACGTCGGCGCCCGCCTCCTTTACGTCCCCTAATGGGGGACCGGGGGCCGCAGCCCCCGTGGGCTTCCGTTTTCAGAGCGGCACGTTTTACGCTCTGGCGCGGCAGCGCCATTCCCTATATATCCGCGCGAAGCGCGGCGCGTATATTTTTTCAAAATAACGCATTTCGTTATTTTCTCCCGTTTTCAGACCTTCTCAGCGCATAGACAGTATAATTCTCGACGGGATTGTCTGCGCAGCTTGTGCGGTGCTTTGGGCTTCACGTGAACTCGAATTCTGGCTGGTGTGTTCTCTGCGTCGGCGGCTACTACAGGAATGATGCTGCGAACTGCGGCCTGTTCTTTTTCAATGGCAACTACAATTCGTCCAACGCGAACTCGAACATCGGCGCCCGCCTACTTGTTTGTATGCTCCATTTCTTTGCGCAGATTCTCCCTCACCGCTTGGTGGAAATATTGCCGCTACAGGACGGGCTCTAGTACGGCCGAAAGGTATCTGGAAAGACCCCGATGGCAAACAAGGAGCGAGGCAAATGCCAAAAAGAAAAGGATTCCTGTATGAATGGATGTGTGACAAAGAACACATCCGCGAAGCCATTGTGTTTGGCGCGAAAGACAAACACGATCGGCGCGACGTAAGACGGGTGCTGGCCGACGTGGACGGCTTCACGGACCGCGTCTATGATCTTCTGCAGACGCAGACTCTCGCCCCAGCCCAGCCGAAGAAGCGCAAGATCTTCGACAACAGCAGCCGAAAGTGGAGAGAGATCGAATACGTTCCGTTCTTCCCCGACGGCATTGTCCACACGTTGATGGTCTTGGCGGCGGCGCCGGTCTTCCTGCGCGGGATGAATTACTGGTGCTGCGCATCAGTACCGGGACGCGGCGGAAAGCACGCGCTTCGGCGCTGCAAGCGTGTCATTCACCACGACAAAAAAGGAAGCCGTTACGTCTGCAAAATGGACGTTCACCACTTCTACCATTCTGTCGACCGCCGCAAGCTGATCTGGATGCTGGCGCACAAGATCAAGGACAAGAAGTATCTAAAGCTGACGTGGGAGATCCTGCAAACCTGCGAACAGGGGCTGGCCATTGGCTTTTTCATCTGCCAGTGGCTCGCAAATTTCTATCTTGAGCCGCTCGACCGTTACATTACGACGCTCGACGGTGTGAAGTACAGCGTGCGATACATGGATGATATTGTCCTCTTTGGCCCGAACAAAAAGAAGCTGCACCGTGCGCGGAAAGCGATTGCCGAGTATCTGCAAAAGCGGCTGCGGCTGCAGATGAAGGGCAACTGGCAGGTGTTCCCGTTGAAAGTGCGGCCGCTGGATTACGTCGGGTATCGCTTTTACCGCGATTATACTACCATGCGCCGAAAAAACTTCCTGCGCTTTACGCGCCAATGCCGCAAGGTGCGCAAGAAGATCGAGCGTCACCAGCGGATCGCGTATCGGACGGCATCGGGGCTTTTGAGCCGGATTGGCCAGCTCAAGCATTGCAATTCCGCTGCGGCGCGGAAAAAGTATGTTGACCCCATCGGGGTACGAATCTTGAAGGAGGTTGTGCGAAATGAAAGTAAGAGGCGACAATGCGCCGGCAAATGCGTTCTCGCTGGAGGAGCAGCCTGACAAGCCCGGCTACTGCCTTGTGCGGTTCTATGAGAACGTAGCTCCGTTCTCGGAAACGCAGGGCGAGCTGACGATCTCCGGCTTCGAGTACGATGAGTATTATCTGGAACTGCCATTCTATGACGGGATCTATGATGATATTCTCGGCAGCTTCGACGGCTATTTCGCGCAGGCGAAGCTGGCCGAAGCCGAAAAGGAGACCATTCCGAAGCTGAAACAGCAGGTAAGCGACCTGCAAAGCGTCAATGAAGGACTGTCCGCACAGATCACGCAGGCGCAGCTTGCGCTCTGTGACGTCTATGAGCTTGTGATCGGAGGTTGATGGATATGGCGAAAGTGTATGCCGAGCTGATCCGAAAGGGGCTGAAAACACTTGATGATGTGCCGGAACGACTGCGCGAGGAAGTCCGGCGTATCCTTGAAGAAGATGAGGTCGAGGGCGTATGAAGCGCCTTCGACTTTTTCTTTTGACCATTTTGCTTGGGAAGGAGGTGCAGACCATGGCAGTCGTTTACGCTACATTGATTATCAAGGGCAAGAAGACGCTCGATCAGGTGCCGGCTCTTATCAAGCCGCAGGTCGAGGAAATCCTGAAGGATCTCGAAGTCGAGGTCTGACACACAGCGGGAGGGGCGGCACAAACCGCCCCTCTTACATTTGGCATGCGATGAGGTGAAAAGGCATGATTACAATCAGCGCTGGCAATTTCCTGATTGCGTTTATCGCCGCAATGGGTATTCCGTCGGCCATCATGGGCTTTATCGTTTGGAAACTGGAACGGAAAATTGCGGCGCGTGATAAGCGCGCCGAAGAGCAGGATGAAGCGCAGAAAGACTTCTTTCTGCTCATGGTGCAGAGTACAGGCGCAGCAATCGCGCTCGGCGAAGCAACCGCCAAGGCAGTACAGCGCATTCCAGACGCGAACTGCAACGGCGATATGCACGATGCTCTGAACTACGCAGCCAACATCAAGCATAAGCAGAAGGATTTTTTGACAAAGCAGGGTATTCACGCCCTGTATGACTAAGGAGGAACACGATTCATGGAATACAACATTACCACCATCATTCAGGCGGTATTTGCGCTGATCGCAGCAGTCATTACCGTCATTGTCATTCCGTACATCAAGAGCAAGACCACAGCCCAGCAGCAGACCGATATTGAAGGCTGGGTGAGAGTCGCTGTTTCTGCCGCAGAGCAGCTTTATAAGGGCTCTGGTCGCGGAGATGAGAAGAAAGCATTTGTGCTTGACTGGCTCAAAAAGCGTCACATCGCTGTTGACGAAGCAAAGCTGGACGCTATGATCGAGGCTGCTGTGTATTGGCTGAATCACAGTTTCCTCACCGCCGGTGAGCTTTTGACCTCCGGGGGCGACGAAACATGAGCGTACGCATCGGGCAGGCGTCGCTCGGCGAAACCGGCGCGCATGGGCAGAAACCCGGCAATCAGACCGGTCGCGAATTAAACTTCGCGTATTGGTACTCTGGAAGCTGGCTCGGCGTTCTCCGGTTCAAGGACCGCAGGAAAGCCGAGCTAGCCGCGCAGGCGTGCGAAGCTGGTGTCGGCAACAAGAACATCGGGTACGATCAGGACGGTCGCAACACAGCCTACGTCGCTGCGGAAGCGGTAGACTTCATTCTGAGCAAGATCGCAAAGCCCGTAGAAACGGACTGCAGCGCGTTTATGATGCTCTGCGCAATTTCCGCTGGCGTCGACGCCCTGAAAGAAACCTACCGCAAGCAGGGCAATTCCTGCACGACCTACTGCATGATGCGCTGCTTCCCTGCGACGGAAGAATTTGAACTGCTGACTGACCGGAAGTACCTGACATCTGACGCCTACCTGCGCCGGGGCGATATTCTCGTTTCCTCTGGGCACACAGTTATGGCGCTGGAAAACGGAGAAAAGGAGGACGACATGGACAAGGAAACCTTTACCGAGCTGTTCCGCGAAATGCGGAAAGATCTTCAGGACAATGACTGCAGCGATTGGAGCGAAGCTGCTCGCCAGTGGGCAGTCAACAACGGCATCGTGCAGGGCGGCGCACCGCTGCCCGACGGCTCCGCGAACTTCATGTGGCAGGACATGATGACGCGCGAGCAGCTCGTCACGGTTCTTTACCGCTTCGCGCAGAAGCTCGGCATGATCTGATGGCTCAGAAAAAGCGCAGGAGAAAGAAGCTGGACACGAGCAAACTCGTCTGCTTCCTGCTGGTCGGGTCTGGCTTGCTTATCACGCAGGAATGTATTTACCTGATGCGCCTGTGCATCAAGTCCAACTATATGGCTTCTGCCGCTTGGTTGACAGCCGCGCTCAGTCTGGCGCAGGTTATCATCATCACGGGCGGCAAGTGCTATTTTGAGCTGGTCAAGTCCGACCACAAGCGTGGCGGCATCACGTTTGAAGCCGCCAAGGCAAACGGCTTTCAGGAGCAGGACGCATCGGACAACGTGGACAGCGCCTTTATCTGAACACACGAACAAACCCCTCGCATGGCAGAAGTGTCATGTGAGGGGTTTTCTTTTTTGCGCGGCTCTGGCGGCTCGCTACGCCGTTTTTATATCTGCCCATTGATTCTCTCGTAACTTTGCGCTGCCTAAACTTGCAAGTCCAGCAGCGACGCGACAGAGGCGTTTATCTTAGAACGACCATGTGTCACGCTCCGGAACAAACTCAATGATGGTATTCTCTGGGATTGGGTCACACGGTTCGCCATCAAAAGCATTTCCATACTTCGTGCAGATGTCCGCCGGTCTGCTTCTACGCGGGTCAACGTCAACATACAGCTTCCCGTCGCACTCATACACGGGGCGATCCCAGCTATCACGTCCCAATAAGCGAAGCGTCAGCTTCGGTGCGGCACGAAACTCTTCGTAGCTCATGTTTCCTGCTGCTTTCATTACGGAGCTGGCTGCTGCCAGCTCCTCGGGTGTCCAGTCTCTGCTCATGCTCAATAGTCCTCCTCAATACATTCATCCGCTTCGGTGTAATATGCTCCGTCGTAGCCTTTTGCCATGACCTTTTCGTAGCAGCCGAAGCAGACCAGCCGGAAAGTGATGCCGTGGCAGTCGCGCGTAAAGGTCATGTCCTCCCGCAGAAACTCGCCCTTGCAGACTGGGCATTCAATCTTCCGCACTTCCTCCCACCCGGTGTCTTCCAAATCGTCGAAACCGTTCCAGACGTCCTCCATGACGATCTGCTTTTTCTTATCGACGATCAGACACGCAGCTTCGTCGC